TCGACGGGTAAGCGATTGCATGGAACATGAATCCAGCGGGATGAGCAAAGCGCAAATGAAGCGCCAGGAAGATCAGAAAAACAAAGAATCACAGCCAGAACTTTTTTAAACGCCTCCCCTGATGCGGTGAGGGGAGTAAACTGAAAGGAGAATGGGATGAGCGAAGAAGTGAAATTAGCATTTCCTGTCGTGATTGATGATGCTTCCAAAAATCAATTCTTTGATGTTGGGATGTCTCTTCGGGATTACTTTGCGGCTAAGGCTCTAGTGGGGATGGCGGCAAATGATTATTGGGCACTCAACCTCAACGGGGAACCGAAGTCGATGGATGCGGTCGCCAATGTAGCTTATCAAATGGCCGATGCCATGATGAAGGCAAGGCAATAACTTGCAGCCAACCAACGAGCGCCAAGGGGAGGGGAGATGCTTCAGAAGAAGAGACATAGCTTTTACGAATCATGCGTGAATGTGGCTGCGGGATACGGCGTGGCCCTTGTCAGTCAGATTGTCGTCTTTCCTCTTTTCAATATTCATGTGCGGTTTCGCGATAACATCATGATCGGGCTGTACTTTACAGCGATTAGCATAGTGAGAAGTTATTTAATCAGGCGATGGTGGACTACCCACTGAGAAATAAAATCTTGACATATAGCTTGACTGTGGTATTGTGTATTTAGCAATTCATTAAAGCGAGGTAAACACAATGCCCCCTAGGAAAGATAGGATAAACTCAATATGCGCTATATGTGGTAAAGCGTTTGGAGTATTGGAAAGCGAAGCCAAAAACGGGAGAGGAAAATATTGTTCAAAAGAGTGTCTCGGCAAATCAAAGAGACATGGTTCAATATTGTACTGTGATTTATGCGATTCACCATTTTACCGCCGCTTTGGAGAACAAGACGTAGGGGTTGCAAAAAATCAATTTTGCTCCCGTGATTGTTATTATGATTGGCGGCAAAAAGACATGAAAGATTCGACCTATTTGAAGTTCAAAGGTCGGCATATCCACAGAATGATTGCAGAAGAATATTTAAAGCGTGAATTGTCACCAGATGAGATAGTCCACCATAAAGACCTCAATAAAAAGAATAACGACCCCTGCAATTTAGCGGTTTTCCCGAACCAGTCCTTCCACGCACGTTGCCATTTTGGAGAAATGACCGATGACGAACTTAAAACATTCTCACTTATACAATAGCTACGAATCTTTTATAGAGGCTAAGTCTCAAATATCTTGGAATTATGGGTTCACCCCAACATTTATGCCAGATTTCCTTTACGATTTCCAATCATATCTTGTTGATTGGGCTGTTCGCACCGGGAGGGGAGGACTTTACTGCGATTGTGGCCTTGGCAAAACCCCGATGCAGCTTGTTTGGGCCGAGAACGTAGTGAGACATACCAACAAGCCGGTATTGATATTGACCCCCCTTGCCGTGTCATTTCAGACCGTACAGGAAGCTGCGAAGTTTGATATAGACGCGCAACGGTCGCATGACGGCAAGCCGTGCAGGAATATCACGGTGACCAATTACGAACAACTCCACCGGTTCGACTGGCGGGATTATGGCGGGTGCGTCTGTGACGAAAGTTCCATCCTCAAAAACTTTGACGGCAAGCGGAAGGATGAGATAACCCAGTTCATGAGGAAATTACCGTATCGGTTGCTTGCTACGGCCACCGCTGCCCCTAACGACTTCACAGAGCTAGGTACAAGCAGCGAAGCCCTTGGTGGACTAGGGTATACCGACATGCTGATGAAGTTTTTTAAGAATGACCAAAATGTTATAAAGCCGATGACTTACCGGAACAAAGGTCAGAACTTTATGAATCATGAGGACGGGGCAAAATGGCGGCTTAAAGGCCATGCGGAAATACCTTTCTGGCGGTGGGTTGCTTCCTGGTCACGCGCAATGAGAAAGCCATCTGATTTTGGGTTCAACGATGACGAGTTCACATTACCGCCTTTAAACCAGCAAGAGCACCTTGTTAGGGCCAACAAACTGGCAGAAGGTATGTTGTTTGAAATGCCAGCTTTCGGATTGCGGGAACAGAGAGAGGAAAGCCGCCGGTCTATTGAATCCCGTTGCGGCAAGGTTGCGGAACTTGTTGAAACAGGTCAACCGGCCTTGGTGTGGTGCCACCTGAACGACGAAGGAGATTTGTTGGAAAAGATCATCCCTGATGCAAGGCAAATCAGCGGCAGAGATTCAGACGAAGCCAAAGAAGAGAAGTTTATGGCGTTTGTTAAAGGTGAAATCCGGGTATTAGTCACGAAGCCTAAAATCGGCGCATGGGGATTGAACTTCCAACACTGCAATCACGTTATTTTCTTCCCTACCCATTCATTTGAACAAGTCTATCAGGGAGTTAGACGGTGTTGGAGGTTCGGCCAGAAACGCCCCGTCACGGTGGATATTGTGACCACAGAAGGGGGCCAAGGGATAATGAAGAACCTCCAGCGCAAGGCAGCCCAGGCCGACAAGATGTTTACTTCGCTTGTAGCACAAATGAACAATGCAATATCAGTTGAGAACCGGATTAAATTCGATAAAGAAATGGAGGTTCCAAAGTGGCTATAATGGATATTGTTGTTGCAATCACCTTTATAATAGTTTATGATATCCCTTATGAGAAAACAAACAGCAGAACATATACATAAAAGAAGCCAGTCCAAAAGAAGGGGTGAATATTTTAAATGTGAAATATGCGCAACCCAATTTTGGAGGAAACCTTACGAAATCAAACAAGGGAACAACCGATTCTGTTCTAAACCTTGCTATTACGATTATCAAAGAGGGAAGACAAAAGATTTAAGTAACCGAAGAGTATGTAATGGGTCAGAAAACCCAAATTGGAGGGGGGGGAAGACCTCCATCCATAAATCTATCCGAGGAAGCAAGGCTATGTCGGTATGGCGCAAAGAGGTTTTTGAACGAGATGATTATACTTGCCGTTCTTGCGGTAATCGAAGTAAATCAAATAACTACTTAAGAATAGAAGCCCACCATATAAAACCGTTCGCAACATTTCCCGAAGTCAGGTTCAATGTAGACAACGGGATGACCTTATGTAAAAAATGCCACGATAAAGAGCCAAAAGGGAAAGATATATATCTTATAAATTAGGAGCCAACATGGAAATCATGGAACAAAAAATAACCGACAAATATGCATTGTATTGTGGCGATTGTATAACCGTTATGGCCGGGATACCAGACAAATCAATCCATTTTTCCCTATACTCCCCGCCCTTTTGCGGCTTATACCAGTATTCCAGCCATGAGCGCGACCTGTCCAACTGCGATAGTTACGATCAATTCTTTGAACATTACGAATTTGTGGTGAGCGAAATAACCCGGTTGACGTTGCCCGGCAGGATGACGGCGGTTCATTGCATGGACACCCCAAAGAGCAACAGCGGAAGGGACGGACTGACAGACTTCCCTGGCGATATTATCCGACTCCATGAAAAGCACGGATGGGATTTTATTTGCCGCCATGGAATATGGAAAGAGCCCCTTGCGGTTCGTAACCGTACCATGCAAAAGAACTTGGCTCACATGACGCTCGTCCAGGATTCTACCTTATGCGGAGTTGCCTCGATGGATCAGCTTTTGATATTCCGCAACAAGGGAGAAAACCCAGTACCAGTTGTCCACCCTATCGGAATGTTGAACTATGCCGGAGAGCGTCAAATCCCTTCAGATGTCCTTGGATACAGGGGATGGGAAGGAAAGCAAACAGAGAATCGATTCTCCCATTGGATATGGAGACAATATGCCTCTTCGTTCTGGGATGACATACGGATTGACCGGGTGTTACCATTCGAAGCGGCTCGGGATTCGGAAGATGAAAAGCATGTGCATCCCCTCCAACTAGATGTTATTGAAAGGGCGATAGTACTAAGAACAAACCCCGGCGAAGTGGTATTGACCCCGTTCATGGGGGTTGGTTCAGAAGTATTCGGCGCGGTGTCTCTCGGGAGAAAAGGAATAGGCGCGGAACTTAAGCCGTCCTATTACCGGCAATCAGTTAAGAATGTGGACGCCGCCGGTAAGATTCAGAAAGATCAGGATTGCTTCAATTTTGATACCGAACCCGACGAAGTTGAAGAGGCCATCTGACCCCCCATGAGGAAGGGATGAAAATAGTTATTGACATTCGCTTACTAATTCGATAAAGTGTCAATATCAAGGAGGGGCAAGATATGCGAAGAGTTTTTACTATGACGTTTTGCTTACCAGACAAACAACGGGCTGCGATTAAGAGGTCAGCGAAGAAACGAAACATGACCGTTTCCGAAGTCCTGCGTGAAGCGATTGACGATTACTTAGCCAAGGTCGCCCCGGCGAAATAAGGAGAGTGAAATGGAACGAATTATCGAAAAGATTGAGAAGATCATCGAGGCCCAGATCGAAGCATTTGAAAAGAACCCCATAACGACATCCCTGAAACTGTTGCTTTTCTACTGGGTATTCAAGAAACTCTACACTTCGGCTAAGAGGGGGTGAACTATGTGGAACTTGATCAAAGTCGCAGCCTTCTTAGCCATGATAAAGTATTTCATCCTCGACAGCCTCCCGATAAAAACCTTTATTGAGGACTCAGGACATATTACCGCAATCATTTGCTGCTTCTTAGTGGTGGTTGCTATCGCTATCCCTTGCATCATCGCAGATGGCAAGGAGTGACCTATGTTCACAACAAGCCAAATCGGCTGTATGCTAATGTCCTTTATGACTCCATATCTTTACACATGGGTAATCATCTCAAATCCTAATGATGACAAGGCTTATCCTGCTACCTTCTGTGGATTAGTCGTAATGAACTTAATTATTTGGGCTATCACATCGGCAATTTAGTCGCCCCGGCTTCCGGGAAGTGAGGGAGAAATGAGAATCGCGTCGTGCATCAAATGCCACGGTCCTTTTGCGTACGAGGCCCCACGGTGCGGGGAGGTAGCCGGTCGATTGATATGCCGTTGCTGCGCCTCAACCGTATGGCTGGACCCGCCGACAGTGAAGCCCTCTTTACCACGGATTGATAGTTACCAGTGGAAGTCGGCGGCGAGCAGGCAGAGAGTGGTTGAGGCAGCCAGGTCAAACGGTAAGCGCACCACCCGCGACGCCTTGCGTGCAGCCAACGAGCGGGTTAAGGCTATGGGGGGATAACGGCTTGAGTTGAGCCGTACAACGGCTCGAACGTTTGGTTATGCGTTCGGGCGGATCGGAGAGGAAAATGAACGAATCGGAAAGATACACCGAACAATATATAAATGATGATGGTGATTTAGCATGGCGTATCCCCTTAGAAGTGAAGGAGCTATTACCATGTCCCTTTTGCGGGAAAGTCCCAATAATGGGGCCATCATGCAGGCGTACAGTAAATATTTATTGCACATGCGCTGCTGCACCACATATTGAGGCAGATAGTAAAATAGCGGCCACGAAGAAATGGAATCAACGTAAGAAAGCATAACAAACAGCTCACGCGCTCGTCGCGTGTAGCGGGGAGTTAGGGGATGACAGTTTTGGATTGTCCAGAGATATCCTGTTTCTTAATTGATTGTGACTCGGCTCCCCATTGCGCCCATGTAATCGCCTACAGGCAAGAGCAGGACCGCCGGCGGGTACGCATTGGCATAAGTTGGCGGAGAAGGGGGAGAAGATGATCGAGAAATGGACGGAAGCAGAGATAAAGATGGGTTGCCCAGGCTCAAGATGATGAGTTTATGGTGGACTGCATCGGCGGTTCAGAGATTATTCAACAACTTCTCGCTGAGCTTGCCAAATCAAATCG